TATGAAAATAAGCCCCCGTGGATGGGAGGCGAAGCGGACACCAGGACAATGAACCTTCCGGCTGCAATCGCAGAGGAGTTCTCCAGACTGATCCTGACAGAGTTTGAGTTCAAGTTGGAGGGGAGTGCGAGAGCTGATTTCCTCAACGATCAATTCCAGAACTACCTCAGCAATTTTGACAACATCGTAGAAATGTGGGCAGCCCTTGGAGGAATTGCGATAAAGCCGTATGTTTCCGGATCGGATCCATTAACCGGGAAGCCAGACAAGATCCAGTTGGATTTTATTCAGGCGAACAGATTTTATCCAACAGCATTCAACAGCAACAAAGAGATCACGGGAGCTGTCTTTATTGATTCTAAACGTGTTGGAGATTACCTCTATACACGCCTGGAGCATCACAACCTGGAGGGGGATCACTACACAGTAGTAAATAAGGCATACAGATCTGAGAGGCTAAACACGATGACAACCGAGGACGATCAGATCAGCGTGGAGCACCCATTCATGCAGGAGGTTCCATTGGAGACAATCGAAGAATGGGCTGGACTGGAGCCGGTAACGGAAATGGACGGGATCGAAAGACCGTTCTTTTTGTATGTAAAGGTTCCGAGAGCGAACAACATTGATCCTCATTCCCCACTGGGAGCATCGTCCTATTCCAGGGCAGTTGAAGTGATCCAGGAGGCAGATATCCAGTATTCCCGGATCCTTTGGGAGTACGAAGCAAAAGAGGCTGCTATTGATGCATCACAAGATATCTTTGATATTGACAAGAACGCACAGCCGATCCTTCCGAGAGGACGTGAGCGATTGTTCCGCACCTACGATATGGAGGGGAAGAATAATAACGCTATGCTCCAGCCTTACAGCCCAGATATCCGGGATAGTTCCATGTTCAAGGGGCTGGATGAATTACTCAGGAGAGTAGAGTTTTTGTGTGGGCTCGCATACGGGACATTATCCAACCCGAACCAGGTTGACAAGACAGCTACAGAGATCAAGGCGTCAAAACAGAGATCCTATACAACGGTCAGCAACATGCAGAAAGCCTGGGATAATGGATTAAATAGTCTGATTGAAATTATGAACACGCTATGCGATCTGTACGGAATCACTCCGGCTGGAGAGATCCAGAAGCTGTGCTCCTGGGGGGATGGCGTTCTGGAAGATACTGAGGTTGAGTATCGGAGACGATGGTCCATGGTGCTTGCTGGCAAATTAAAGATTGAGAAATTCTTTGCGTGGTACTTCGGTTGTACCGAGGAGGAAGCAAAAGAATACATCCCGGATGAAAACACATATCCGCCGGAAGAGTAGGAGGAGAATATGGCAATGATAGGTAGTCCGGACAATGTTCCGGATTTTCTTATGTCCGTCCACCAGTGCTGGGACTGTGAAACAGATCCACCAGAGTGTACGGATGAAATAAAAAGGACATGCCCTTTTTACCATATCCGGAATGATCCGGAAGATCAGGAAAATGGCACATGCTGACACCAGAGTATCTGAACTCATGCACTGATTATCTGCTTGGCATGTATGACGCACTGAATCAGTCCATTGCGGAAGATATTGCCCGTAGGATTGTAAAGACCGGAAAAATGACGGATAGTGCGAAATGGCAGGTAAAACAGCTCAGAGAGAATGGAGAACTGATGCAGGACATCGTGAAGGATGTTGCCAGGATATCCGGAAAGTCACAGAATGAGGTAAAAAGACTTTTCCAGGATTCTGCACGAACCGGGGTGCGATATGATGCACAACCGCTTCTGAAAGCTGGTTATGATATCGACCTGAAATTATCTCCGGCAATGAACCAGGTGTTAGAGGCTGCCATTGCAAAGACGAATGGCAATATACGCAACCTGACAATGACAACCGGATCCACCACAGGAGGCTTATATCTGGAGGCAACCAACCTTGCCTACATGAAAGCAACTTCTGGCGGATTTTCGTACTATGAGGCGATCAGAGAAGCAATCAAACAAGCTGCTAAAGATGGTGGGTACGTGTTGTACGGGAAAGGGAACAGATCACAGCTTGACGTAGCGATCCGGAGATCTGTATTAACCGGACTGAATCAGACAGCCGGAAAACTGACAGAGTTATACGCTGAGGACATGGATGTGGAATATTACGAAACCACAGCCCATGCCGGAGCAAGACCTTCTCATGCCGAATGGCAAGGGAGGGTTTTTAAGATTCACGGATCATCTCCGGATTATCCCAATTTCGTAGATTCTACCGGGTACGGATCAGGATCCGGACTATGCGGCTGGAACTGCCGACACAGCTTCTATCCATACTGGCCGGGAATATCCAGTCCAGCATACTCAAAAGAGAGGCTGGCAGAATATGACCGGGCGAAATACTCATACAACGGCGATATGCTGACAGATTATGAGTGTTCACAGATCCAGAGAGCGTATGAAAGAGAGATCCGAGAGATCAAACGTATTCTTTCCAGCTACGATGCAGCAATGCAGGAATCACGAAGCGAAGCACAGATCCAGTGCATCCAGGAAGATTTTACATCGGAGAGCGTGAAGCTGAAAAAGAAAGAGAGGGAGTTGAAAAACTTCTGCAATGACACCAACCGGAGCTATGACAGTGCCAGAACCCAAGTGGTAGCATACAAAGATAGTGAAGGAAGGATTGTCAATTTTGGAAGATCCACAGCTCAAAAGGCTGTATGGGCGAATAAAAAATCAAATTAGGAGGTACATGTAACATGAAGAAAGAAGATCTGTTTAAGCAGTGGGAGGAGCTGAAAGCAAAGGAAGAGGATATTGATTGCATTATCCTTTATATTCACATGCCGACTGGCGAAGAGGAAGTGATCGTCAATCCGAATGTGGTTGATAAGATGCAGTATATAGGCAAGACGTACAATGATGATCTGATTCACGCAAACTGCAAAGATATTTATATCACAGACGTTATTTTCTCCGTGAATGATGATTCCTGCATGGACTTTGAAGAGGCTCTTGCGTTGATGAAAGAGGGACACAAGGTAAAACTTCCTTCCTGGGGAGGCTACTGGAGCTGGGATCAGGAAAAAGAGACGGTTATTATGCACACGAAAGATGGCGAAGATCTGGATATCAGAGAAACACAGAGAGTTGGCTACACTCTGGAGAATATTCTTTCTGATGAATGGCAGATTGCTAACGAGGAGAATTGTCCTCAGCTTGGTGGAGAGGCTACATTCTCTTTTGGTTTTGCGATCAAATATCTGAGGAGAGGATTTAAAGTTGCCCGTAAAGGGTGGAACGGGAAGAAACAGTACATCCAACTTGCCACCGGTATTTCCTACAAGACGGCGGATGGAGATATCGTGAATTGCGAACATGATGCCATCGGTAATATGGCTATCGCATTTTGCGGAACGTCCGGAGTTCAAATGGGATGGTTAGCATCTCAGGCAGACATGCTGGCTGATGACTGGATGTTTGTTGAGGAGGAAAACAACGACAGTTCCAAATATTAGAAAGGCGGTGATCCTGATATCTCCCACCTATGGGTTAAATAGAAGGCGGATATAGGCGATCAGCGGTAAGAATGGAGAAATACTCACACAATGGAATAAAAGGTGTGCATGAGGCTATACGAAGCTCTCAGGTATGCTTTACGCAGAGGGATTGTCAATAAAAGGCAATCCTTTTGTTTTGCCCTGGAGGTATGGCATATAAACTACTCAGTTCCCCATCGTGCCGGGATATAAATGCACGATAGCAGAGCCGGAGTGAACCGGAATCTAAATGAAATCAGCGAAGAAAGGAAGGTAAGTGACAATGGCTTACGATTTTTTGAAGAAACTTTTTAAGAAGGACGAAAACGGAGCAATCATTCCCATGACTGCCGAGGAGCTGGAGGCTGCCATTGATGCAGATAAAAACATCAAGGTAGTAGATCTTTCGTCAGGTGGTTATATCGCAAAGGATAAATTCGATGCGAAGGAAACAGAGCTCAAGGGAGTGAAAAAGCAGTTGGACGATGCCAACATTCAGATCAAATCTTTTGAGGATCAGGACGTTGACGGAATCAAGAAAAAGGATTCTGAGTGGGAACAGAAGTATAACACCGATACTCAGGCATTGAGAGACCAGATGGCAGCTCAGAGCAGATCCCACGCTGAGGATATGTTCCTCTCTGGATATAAGTTCACATCAAAAGCCGCAAGAAAAGGCGTATTGGACGAACTGAGATCCAAGAAATTCCAGTTGGATGACAACGGAACATTCCTGGGAGCAAAAGAGTTCATGGATTCCCTTATGGGGGACGAGGACTACAAAGGTGCATTCGTAACCGAAAACAAGGATGGAGGTGCTGGATCCGGTGCCGAAGGTGGCAATGGAGGATCTGGAGCAGGTGCCGGAGGCCAGGGCGGAAATCCACCGAGATTTTCTGCCGGAGCAAACGGAGGAACACCAGCCGGAGGAAATCAGAACCCATTCCTGAACATGGGCTTTAACAGATTAAGACAGCCTAAAGAAAATTAAGGAGGATAACAGAATATGGCAGCTTTAAATTATGCTAAAGAATATCAGCAGGCACTGGAGCAGGAGTTCCCTTATGTACTCTACTTCGGTGCTCTTTTTGCAACACCGAACAACGGAAGATACCGCTGGGTAAACTCAAACGTGATTGAGATCCCGACTATCACTACAACCGGACGTGTGGACGGAGACAGAGACAC